TCTGATTGGACAGAAGACAGTGGTATTTAGACTATTAAATAAACATGTAATAATACTATTAACAAACAATTAAATTAAATAAAATGACAAAAGAAGATAATATAGTGGATTTAAATCCAAAACCAGAAAAAATAACTCCTTCGCAACTTGAAAAAGTACAAAAGGCTGTTAGTGATATTAACAGGGTTCAACTAGAAATAGGTAGACTTGAAACTCAAAAACATATGTTAAGTCACGAAACTGTAAAAATGCAAGATGTTTTAAAAGAAATACAGGACGAACTTGAGAAAGATTACGGAACTGTGAATATCAGTATTGAGGACGGAACTATACAATACCCAGAAGATGAGCAAGCTGATAAGGAAGATTAGTATCGGTAAAGATTATAAGAATGACGCCATGCACTATGCCGTTGGGCAAGAAGTGTATGGTGGTCATACTATATGTGATATACTAGAAGAAGACGATAAGTACAGTGTTTATATTAGAAAAGGTAAAGATGTTTTGCCTTGGAAAGACTTTAATAAAAACATGGCTGTATCTGTAGAATACAACTTACAGTATTAATGAAATCAGTTTACAACTTTGTTGTAACGCCTATAAAAAATAGATACAACAATACTAAAGATATAGACGGTAAAGAGCTGATAGTAAATACTGAGATATTCAATCATCAATACGTTAGCAGAGAAGCTATAGTAAAAGCAATACCAACTGTAGGTGAAACAGAAATTAAAGTTGGTGATACCGTAATTGTACATCATAATGTTTTTAGAAGATGGCACAACCAACACGGTATAGAAAAAAACAGTAGGGCTTATATTGATGAAGATCATTATCTAGTACAACCAGATCAAATATTTTTATACAAAAAAAAGTCTGTATTTGATTACCACGCTAAATGGCAAGCAGTAGACGGTTACTGCTTTGTAGCACCAGTGAAATCAACAGACGAGCTAAGTACAGAAAAAGAAAAACCTTTAGTAGGTATTGTTAAATACACAGACGGTACAGTAGAAAAAGGTGACTTAATAGGTTTTAGGCCAAGCTCAGAATATGAGTTTATTATAGATGGTCAAAAGCTATATAGACTACTATCAAAATTTATTACAATTAAATATGAATATCAAGGAGACGAAGAAGAATATAATCCCAAGTGGGCTAGGTAACTGGGCTGTATATAGGCATATAAGAAAAGACAAGAATATTCCGTTCTACATAGGTATCTGTAGCGACAGAAATAGGCCTTATAACAAAAAGGATAGATCTATTTTTTGGAAAAACATTACAAATAAAACAGAATATTTTGTAGATATTTTACTAGACAACTTAACAAAGAAGGAGGCAATACAAAAGGAAATAGAATTTATCAAACTGTACGGCAGGTTGGATTTGCAGAATGGGTGTCTATGCAATATGACTTGTGGGGGAGAAGGAACTGGCTCCTTAAACAAGGAGTTAGAGGATTGCAGAAGAGCTAAAATAAGCGATTCTTTAAAAGGGAGGAAACATAGTGATAAATCTAAACTTAAAATGTCTATTGGGCAAAAAAATAGGGTCACCGTAACTATAGACGGCATAGAGTATAACTCACTTAGACAAGCTGCATTAGCTCTAGGTATACATAAGAACACTGTTAAATCTAGATACTTATGAATATTAAAGAGACAAAAAAAGAAATTATAAAAGCTGGGCAGAGAGCAGTTGATGAATTAATCAAAGTTGCTAAAGAACCAATTGTAGACTCCGATGATGATATATCTGCTGATAGATTAAAAAATGCCGCTGCTACAAAAAAACTAGCAATATTTGACGCATTTGAAATATTAAACAGGATCCAAGAAGAAGAAAACTTATTAGAAGGTAAAGAGCCTGAAGATAAAGTAAAAGTATTTAAAGGGTTTGCAGAGGGTAGGTCAAAGTAATGTACGAACAAAATTTAGTTAAAATAGTTGAGCCAGTTAAAATTAACACAATAAAAAGGCTTAATAAAAAAAATAAATGGGAATATGGATATAATAAAGAACACGATATTGTCGTTATATCAAAAACTGGGAAGATTGGTGAAATACTTGAGATACAAAATCTGCGAATCGCGCTGCCAAAAGAACCAGTGCAAGTGTTCTCTAATGAACTAAAAAAGTGGCAACAATTTGAATATCCAAAAGAACTAGCAAGACTTAAAAATATATTTGACTGGAGAGCATACCCTGAAGAAAAGAAAGTGCAGTGGTATGATTATATAGATGAAGAGTTTAAAAGACGTGAAGAAGGTTTCTGGTTTAATAACAACGGTACACCAACATATATAACAGGTACACACTATATGTACTTGCAATGGAGTAAAATAGATGTAGGTGCGCCTGATTTTAGAGAAGCAAATCGACTATTTTTTATATTCTGGGAAGCTTGTAAAGCCGACAAAAGATGTTACGGGATGTGCTACCTTAAAAATCGTAGGTCTGGATTTTCTTTCATGTCTTCAGCAGAAACAGTTAACCAAGCTACATTAGCAAGTGATAGTAGGTTTGGTATACTCTCTAAAACAGGTGCAGATGCTAAAAAAATGTTTACAGATAAAGTTGTTCCAATTAGTATTAACTATCCGTTCTTTTTTAAACCGATTCAAGACGGTATGGATAGACCTAAGTCTGAGCTTGCTTATAGGGTTCCTGCAAGTAAGTTCACGCGTAAAAAGATTACTGCAAACGAACAGCAGGAAGACTTGGTTGGACTTGATACTACTATTGACTGGAAAAATACAGGTGATAACAGCTATGACGGAGAAAAGCTACAGCTGTTAGTACACGATGAAAGTGGTAAGTGGGAAAGACCCGATAATATATTAAATAACTGGAGAGTTACAAAAACATGTTTACGATTAGGTAGTAGGATTATAGGTAAATGTATGATGGGCTCGACATCAAACTCATTAGATAAAGGTGGAGAAAACTTCAAAAAATTATATAGCGCATCCGACGTCACTAAGCGAAACAGAAATGGACAGACAGCGTCTGGTTTATATTCTCTTTTTATCCCAATGGAGTGGAACTACGAAGGATTTATTGATGAGCACGGAAGCCCAGTCTTCAATACTCCGAGTGATGACGTCTTTGACCCCCATGGAGAGTTAATAGACGTAGGTGTAATAGACCACTGGCAAAATGAAGCTGATGGTTTAAAAGGAGATCAAGACGCGCTAAACGAATTTTACAGGCAGTTTCCAAGAACTGAAGAACACGCGTTTAGAGATGAGACTAAAAACAGTATATTTAACTTAGTAAAAATATACGAACAAATAGACTACAATGAAGAAATGTCAAGAACACTAGGTATTTCAACAGGTAGTTTTCAGTGGGTTAACGGTGTAAAAGATACAAGCGTTATATTTTATCCAGATCCACAAGGTAGATTTAAAGTAAGTTGGGTACCACCAACACATATACAAAATAAAATTGTATTAAAAAATGGTATCAAATATCCTGGTAACGAGCACATGGGTGCTTTTGGTTGTGATTCATACGATATATCAGGAACTGTAGATGGTAAAGGTTCTAAAGGAGCTTTGCACGGCTTAACTAAGTTTAGCATGGAAGACGCGCCTGCTAATCAGTTTTTTCTAGAGTATATAGCTAGACCACAAACTGCAGAGATGTTTTTTGAAGATGTTCTAATGGCATTAGTATTTTATGGGATGCCTTTACTTGCAGAAAACAATAAACCTCGTCTATTGTATTATTTAAGAAGACGTGGCTACAGGGGTTTTAGTATGAATAGACCTGATAAAGTTTGGAATAAACTATCAACTGCAGAAAAAGAAATAGGTGGTATACCAAACTCTAGCGAAGATATTAAACAAGCTCATGCTGCGGCTATTGAAATGTATATACAAAATCACGTAGGTATGAATGCTGAAGGTCAATTTGGTAGTTGTTATTTTAACGAGTTGTTAAACGACTGGGCTAAATTTGATATAAACAAAAGAACGAAACACGATGCTTCTATAAGCTCTGGTCTTGCAATAATGGCTTGCAATAGACATTTATACAGACCAAATGCTGTAATAGAAAAACCAAAACTAAATATAAGTATTGCTAAATATTCAAACAATGGTAATATGTCAAAAATAATTAAACAATAAATATGGCTGTAAGAAGTTATTTCCCATCTCAAGTTGTAAGTGACGTTGAAAAAATGAGTTACGACTATGGTTTAAAGGTAGCTAAAGCTATTGAAGCCGAGTGGTTTCATACTGAAAAAGGTAGCAATAGATATAGAACAAATCATAACAACTACCATAACCTTAGATTATATGCAAGAGGTGAACAATCAATACAAAAATACAAAGATGAATTATCTATAAATGGTGATTTGTCTTATTTAAATTTAGACTGGAAGCCAGTACCTATTATACCTAAATTTGTTGATATAGTTGTAAATGGTATTGCTGAGCGTACTTACGATATAAAAGCATATTCACAAGATCCATATGGAGTAGAACAACGTACTCAATATATGGAGTCTATGTTAAAAGATATTAGGTCTTCAGAAATAAATGATTTTGTTCAAGAAACAACAGGCATAAATTTATATGAAAACGATCCAAATATACTACCTGGTTCTGAAGAAGAATTAAAGCTGCATATGCAGTTAACATATAAACAAGCTGTAGAGTTAGCTGAAGAACAAGCTTTAAACGTTTTATTTGAAGGTAGTAATTACGAATTAATTAAAAAACAGTTTTATTATGATTTAACTGTTTTAGGTATTGGCGCTGTTAAAACTGGATTTAATACATCTGAAGGTGTTGTTGTTGAATACGTCGATCCAGCAGATTTAGTATATTCATATACTGAATCACCGTATTTTGATGATTTATATTACGTTGGTGAAGTTAAAATGATACCTATAAATGAACTTGTAAAACAGTTTCCACATTTAGATCAAGAAGAGTTAGAAGATATAATTAGAAGCAAAAGTTATCATCAAGCTAACTATCACAATAATTCATACAATACATTAGAAGAAGACAACAATAAAGTTCAAGTTTTATATTTTAATTATAAAACTTATATGAATGAGGTTTATAAAGTAAAAGAAACTGGTACTGGTGCTGAAAAAATATTAGCAAAAGATGATACTTTTAATCCACCAGAAGATTCTGATAATTTTGGCAAACTACATAGATCAGTAGAGTGTTTATATGACGGTGCTATAATACTTGGCACTGATAAATTGCTTAAATGGGAAATGGCTAAAAATATGATGAGGCCGAAAAGCGATTTTACTAAAGTAAAAATGAATTACGCTGTTGTAGCTCCTCGTATGTATAAAGGTCGTATAGAGTCGTTAGTACAACGTATCACTGGTTTTGCAGATATGATACAACTAACTCATTTAAAGTTACAGCAAGTATTATCTCGTATGGTACCAGATGGTGTTTATTTAGACGCTGATGGCCTTGCTGAAATAGATTTAGGTAACGGAACAAACTATAATCCACAAGAAGCTTTAAATATGTTTTTCCAAACAGGTTCTGTAATCGGTAGATCGTTTACGAGCGAAGGTGATTTAAATCCTGGTAAAGTACCTATACAAGAAATACAATCAGGTAGTGGTGGTGCTAAAATGCAAAGTTTAATTGGTACATATAACTACTATTTACAAATGATTAGAGATGTAACCGGTCTTAATGAAGCTAGAGATGGTAGTATGCCAGATAAAAACGCTTTAGTAGGTGTGCAAAAGTTAGCTGCTGCTAATTCTAACACAGCAACTAGACATATATTACAAGCCGGTTTATATTTAACTTCTCAAGCAGCAGAATGTTTATCACTTAGAATATCTGATATACTAGAATATTCACCTACTGCAGATGCTTTTGTACAGGCTATAGGTGCTCACAACGTAGCAACTCTTGATGAAATGTCTAATTTACATTTATATGATTTTGGTATATTTATTGAATTAACTCCAGATGAAGAAGAAAAAGCTTTACTTGAAAATAATATACAAGTTGCTTTAGCACAACAGAATATAGAGCTTGAAGACGCTATTGATCTTAGAGAAATAAAAAATATAAAGCTAGCTAATCAATTATTAAAAATACGTAGACAGCAAAAATTAGAAAGAGATCAAGCAATAGCACAACAAAATATACAAGCACAAGCGCAAGCTAATATGCAAACACAACAAGCTGCCGCACAACTTGAAGTTCAAAAAAATCAAGCTAAAATGCAAGCTGAAGCTCAACTTGAACAAATGAAAGCTCAAATGCAATCTCAAAAAATGCAACAAGAAGTAGAGCATAAAAAAGAACTTATGCAATTAGAGTTTCAAATGAACATGCAGTTGAAAAATATGGAGGTTGAAGGTTATAAAGCAAGAGAAAAAGAAAAAGAAGATCGTAAAGACGAAAGAACTAGAATACAAGCTACACAACAAAGTGAGCTTATAGATCAAAGAAAAAGTGCAAAAGCACCTAAAAACTTTGAGTCTGCAGGTAATGATATACTAGGAGGCGGATTTGATTTAGGTGCGTTTGAACCTAGATAAAGATTATTAATTATTATTATATTATATTATGGCAAAAAAGAAAAAAGAAAAAGTAGTCGAAAAGGCTGCTGAAGACAACGTTATAAAAGTTGATCTTAAAAAACAAAACAAACAAGAAGATGACAATGTCATCAAAGTAGATTTAAGTAAACCACCAAAAACAAAAGAAGATGCCGTTCCAGAGCAAAGCACAGATGAGATACATGTACGCGACGAATCCGAAACTAGCGAAAAAATGGTCGAAGAAATCGTCGAAGAAACAAATGAAGAACCTGCCGGAGAAGAAAAATCCGATACCGTTCAAGATGAAATACCCGCTCTTGAAGAAGTAACAGAAGAAGAAGTTCAAGAACAAACAGAAGAATTAGCTGAAGAAGTTCAAGAAGCTATAGAAGAAGCTCAAGAAACTGGTAAAGCAATACCTGAAAATTTACAAAAAGTTGTAGATTTTATGGAAGAAACTGGTGGCACATTAGAAGATTACGTACGTCTTAATCAAGACTATTCTAGTTACGACGATATGACAGTATTAAGAGAGTATTATAAACAAACAAAAAAACATCTAACTGACGATGAAATAACTTTCTTAATTGAAGATTCGTTTTCGTTTGATGAAACAGAAGACGATGAAAGAGAAATAAGAAAAAAGAAAATAGCGTTAAAAGAGCAAGTTGCCAACGCTAAAAGCCACTTGGACGGGCAAAAGTCCAGATACTATGAAGAAGTTAAAGCTGGTTCAAAGCTCACGAGTGAGCAACAGAAAGCAATTAACTTTTTTAATAGATATAACAAAGAAAGCGAAGAGAATAAAAAGATAGCGGACAAACAAACTAATACTTTTAAATTAAAAACTCAACAAGTTTTTAACGATAAATTCAAAGGTTTTGAATATAACGTCGGTGATAAAAAATATCGGTTTAACGTGAAGAACGCTGCAGAGATACAAGAAACACAAAGCGACATTAATAATTTTGTCAAGAAGTTCTTGAATGAAAACAATGAAATGTCAGATGCTAAAGGTTATCATAAATCTTTATATACAGCAATGAATCCCGACGCTATTGCTAAGCATTTTTACGAGCAAGGTAAAGCTGATGCTATGAAAGAAAGTATTGCTAGGGCTAAAAACGTAAGTATGGATCCAAGGCAATCATTTTCAAACGATAACACTAGTGGGCCTAAAATAAGAGTACTTAGCGATACTTCTCCTACTTTTAAGTTTAAAATTAAAAATAAATAACTAATTTAAAATTAAAAAATTATGTCAATTACAAGTGCGAGTGGTATAGATGCTGCTCCTAGAAAACAAACGCTTGCGTCTAACTATGTAGACTTTACGTCTTCTGCAACTGAAGGTTGGGCACAACAATACTTACCAGATCTTATGGAAAAAGAAGCTGAGGTTTATGGTAAGAGAACAATCGCAGGTTTCTTAGCTCAAGTAGGAGCTGAAGAAGCTTCTAACTCTGATAGAGTAATCTGGTCAGAGCAAGGTAGATTACATTTAGCTTATACTGCAACTAATGCTGACGTTTCTTTAAACATATTTACAATTGTAAACGATGTTGATGGGAACTCTGTTGGTGCTGATCACGGTATTAGAGTTGGTGACACTGTATTAATTTCAGAGGCTTCTGGAAACACTATTAGAGGTTTTGTTAGTACAGTTTCAGGTGCTAGTGTTACAGTTTTACCTTATACTCACGCTGACTGTGATGCTGCTGGTTTAACTGATAATGATGACTTTAGAATATTAGTTTATGGTTCTGAATTTGCTAAAGGTCAAGATGGTAGATCTTCTGCTAACGAGCCTAAGTTCAAGTCTCATATGAATAAGCACATTATCTTGAAAGATTACTACGAAGTATCTGGATCTGATACTGCTCAAATCGGTTGGATCGAAGTATCTGGTGAAGAAGGTCAAAATGGTTACCTATGGTATTTAAAAGCTGAAGGTGATACAAGAGCTAGATTTACTGATTACTTAGAGATGTCTATGATGGAAAGTGAGTTAAGCTTAGCTGCTGCTCCTTCTGGTGTACCAACTAACGCTGGTGATACTGGTGCTGATGGTTCTGGTACTGAAGGTTTATTCAAAGCTATTGAAAACAGAGGTCACCAAACTACAGGTATTACTGGTGTTAACGCTGCTACTGATTTAGCTGAGTTTGATGCTATCTTAGCTGTATTCGACCAAAACGGTGCTATTGAAGAAAACATGATGTTTGTAAACAGATCAACTAGCTTAGCTATTGATGACATGTTAGCTTCAATGAACTCTTACGGAGCTGGTGGTACTTCTTACGGAGTATTTAATAACTCTGAAGACATGGCGTTAAATTTAGGTTTCTCTGGTTTCAGAAGAGGTTCTTATGACTTCTATAAATCTGACTTTAAATACCTAAACGACAAAGGTACTAGAGGTGCTCTTAATGATACTGTAAATGCAGTTAGAGGGGTTATTATTCCTGCTGGTGTATCTTCAGTTTATGATGAGCAATTAGGTTCTAACATGAAGCGTCCTTTCTTACACGTAAGATATAGAGCTTCACAAACTGATGACCGAAGATTAAAAACTTGGGTTACTGGTTCTGTTGGTGCTGCTACTACTGGTAAAGACGTGATGGAAGTTCACTACTTATCTGAAAGATGTTTAATTACACAAGGAGCTAATAACTTCATGTTAATGAACTAAGCATTTATTTTAAGGATCGAGGCTTCGGCCTCGACCCTTTCTTTTTATTAATTTTATTATATATTATATTATGGCAAAAAAACAAAAAATAGAAGAGGTAGAGGTGCCTGTTGTTGAAACACCAGTTGTTGAAACACCAAAACCTAAAACAAAAACAAAATCCCACCCAGAAGATGGTTGGGTTATAAAAGATAGGATGTACTATCTTAAAAATGGTAAGTCTCCTTTGACTTATTTAATAAGAGGTAGCAATATATATTGGTTTGATGAAGAAAAAGGTTATGAAAGAGAATTAAAATATACTTCAAACCAAAAAACTTGTTTTGTTGATGAAATGAAAGGCGACCAAAGATTAGCACATATTATCTTTGAAAACGGTTCTTTGTTCGTTCCTAAAAACAAAACTGTTTTACAAAAATTACTATCAATATACCATCCTCACAAAGACAAGTTATTTGAAGAATACAAACCTGTTGAAATAGCTAAAAGTCAAATAGAAGATTTAAATTTAGAAGTTGACGCTTTATTAGCTGCTAGAGATATGGATATTGATATGGCAGAAGCTATTATGCGTGTAGAATTAGGTTCTAAGGTATCAGATATGAGTTCTAAGGAGATAAAACGTGACTTATTACTGTTTGCTAAGAAAAATCCTAATTTATTCTTAGAGTTAGCTTCTGATGATAATGTTCAACTTAGAAATTTTGGTATTAAAGCTACAGAGCTTGGTATTATAAAATTAACTCAAGATCAAAGAAACTTTTTATGGGGATCAAATGATAGGCCTATAATGACAGTTCCATTTGACGAGCATCCATACACTGCTTTAGCACATTGGTTTAAAACTGATGAAGGTATGGAGATATATGCAAGTATAGAAAAAAGATTAAAATAATCAAACTGTAGGAGCGGTCGCTCTACGGGGCGATCGCAAACTACAATAAAAAAATTATGGCAGTAAGTATAAACAATGTATATCAAAAAGTTTTAGCAATAGCTAACAAAGAGCAAAGAGGATATATAACTCCGCAGGAGTTTAACTTATTTGCTAATCAAGCTCAAATGGATATATTTGAGCAATATTTTTATGATAAAAATCAGTATAATAGACTTCCAAAAGATAACACGCCTTATGCTGATTTAGATCATTTATTAGAAGAAAAAATAAGTATATTTAAAAAAAGACAACAGCCAGTTACTATTATAAATCAATTTGGTGACGGGACTTTACCAAATGATGTATATAGATTAGATAATTTAACTAGACTTTCTTTAACTGGTGTTAGCGGTTCTACGGCAAATATAATAGAAGAAGTAACTGAAGATGAGTTTATGTTGATGGATAGAACACCATTAGCAAAAGCAACGATTGAAAGGCCTGTTTATGTGAGAACTTCTGCTACTGGAGTTAAGATAAAACCACACAGTGTTACACCTTCTGCTTCTGCAGCGGTTTATTTTACTCAAAATGGTGATACTGATGGCACAACTACAATATCTGTTGATGCTGGTGGTAATTTAGATTTTATAGAAGCTGGGCAAACAATAACTGGTACAGATATACCAGCTGGAACTACAGTTGTTTCTATATCAGGTTCTGGTCCTAATAATTTAGAAATATCACAGGCGGCTACAGGAAGTAGTCCAGACGTTACATTAACATTTGCATCAGATGATGTAAAATGTAATTATATAAGAAAACCTGCTACTGTAAAGTGGACGTATACAGTCATTGTTGGCAAAGCGTTATACAATGCGAGTGCTACTGATTTACAAAACTTTGAACTTCATGAGTCAGAAGAAAATAATTTAGTAATAAAAATATTACAGTTAGCAGGTATATCTATGAAAGATTATAATGTAACACAAGTTGCTAGTCAAAAAGAATCAAGCGATATTCAACAAGAAAAACAATAAATAAATGGGATTATTAGACAACCAAACACAACAGCAATATCAAGATTCAGGTAATCTTGGTGGCTACCAGTTTACATCGTTAGAAAACATAATAGATCAATTTCTTATTGCTTATGTTGGTGAAGATAAAATAATTCAAAAAGTTAAAAGAGTTGATGTTGCTTTTCACGCTCAAAGAGCGTTGCAAGAATTAAGCTTTGACACTTTTAAATCTACTAAAGCACAAGAAATAACTATACCAGCTACATTGCAAATGTTGCTACCACAAGATTATGTTAACTATGTTAAATTAACTTGGAAAGATTCTGCTGGGGTAGAACACCCTATTTACCCGACTTCAAGAACTTCAAATCCAAAATCTATAAAACAAAATGCAGATGGTACTTATAACTTAAGTGGTAATGAATTAGATTTTGAAACTGAATCAGACACTTGGACAGCTTTTAAAGCCCACACTTCAATTACAACTAGAGATGATTATGAAGATGATACGTTATGGCCAGCTGAAGGTCAAAGATATGGTTTAGATCCACAACACTCGCAAGTTAACGGTTCTTATTATATAGATGAGCTTGCTGGAAAAATACATTTTAGTTCTTTTTTAAGTGGTAAAACTGTAACTTTAAAATATATAAGCGATAGTTTAGGTACAGATGCAGAAATGCAAGTGCATAAGTTTGCTGAAGAAGCAATGTATAAGTGTATAGCATACGCGATAATGTCTACAAAAGCTAATACACCAGAATATATAGTTCGTAGATTTCAAAAAGACAAATTTGCCGCTACAAGAAAGGCAAAACTAAGATTATCAAATTTAAAATTAGAAGAATTAACTCAAGTACTTAGAGGCAAGTCTAAGCATATAAAACACTAACATATGCCAGAAATAAAACATGTTTTCAATCAAGGTAAAATGAACAAAGACCTTGATGAAAGACTAGTTCCTAATGGAGAATATATAGACGCAAACAATATTCAAGTATCAACATCTGACACAGATAATGTTGGAACTGTACAAAGTTTATTAGGTAATAGTGCAATACCTGTTGCTAGTCCTACTACAGTTTCTGATTCTGGTTTTTGCGTTGGCGCTATTGCTGATGAATCAAATAATACAGCTTATTGGTTAATAGCTGATACTACCGATTGGGTTGCTGCAGCTCCTTCCTCTATTCTTACCTACAAAGATTTTATATACAAAAGCGTGTATAACTCTACTACAAACACACATACTACAACACCTGTTTTTATAGATTTTTGGTTAGAAAAACACCCAACACCAGCGTCTGGTGACTGGACAGGTAGTAATCCATATACAGCTTTTACAACAACAACTACAAATTTATCAACAGGTATGTATGTTAAACTTGTAGGAACAACTAGCTCTGTTTATAGACAAATAACTGTTTCTGGAAGTACAGTAACACTCGATGTTGAAGTTTATAAAAAAGATTGGGATTGGATAGAGTTTTCTTGGCAAGTACCTGATACTTACGGGTCAAATGCTTTTACAGATAGCCCTCAATTTAAAAAGCGAGTATTAAGATTTGATAAAAATGTTTTAATTACTGGTTTGAATATAATTGATGATTTATTGTTTTGGACAGATAATAACAGTGAACCTAAAAAAATAAATTTAACTAGAGCGTTAGCAGGTACTGACGCTTCTGATTTAAATAAATCAACAAAAGTTGTTGTAAATGGAGTAGAATATGATTATTATAAAGAAAGTGATATAACTGTTATAAAGAAAAATCCTGAAACAGCACCTATTATTGATCTAAGTACTTCTGACAGGTCTGGAATAATATCAACAACAACTACATTTAATTTTGACGACGTTAGTATTAATGATACTATTGAGATAGAAACTACTGTTGCTACAAATTATAAACCTAATGATACCATATTATTTGGGTATAATATAACGCCTTCTTCAGATAATTTTCATGTAAAAGCTAGAGTTAAAATTATTGAAGATACTACTGTTACACTGCAAATGTTGAGTAAGCAAAACACCCCTAGTGGTAGTAATACTTATAATATAATTTTAGAACATATAGCTAAAAATCTTTTTGAAGAAAAGTTTGTAAGATTTGCTACAAGATGGAAATATGTTGATGGTGAATACTCTACCATCTCTCCTTTTTCAGACATTGCTTTTATTCCTGATGAGTTTAATTATGAGACTATAAAAGGTTATAACACCGGTATGGTAAATCAAGTTAAAGAAGTTATAATAAAAGATTTTATACCTGTCAACATATCTAAAGAAGTTGTTCAAATAGACATATTGTATAAAGAGTCTAATTCACCTATTATATATACAGTAGATAATATAAGTAGAACAGACATTGTTATTAACGGAAGTACTAACGCTTGGAATACTGTAAACGACAGCTTTACTTTTCAAGGCAAATATTCTATAACTTCTGAAAATATATATGCTGCAATACCATCTAACCAAATATTAAGACATTTTGACAATGTACCTAGAAGAGCTTTAGCTCAAAGCATAACAGGTAACAGGGTTGTTTATGGTAATTATTTGCAAAATTATAATTTAAAAGACGATGCTAATGATATAGTAAAACCGCAATTAAGTGCGTTAATAAGTCCAAGACTAAACAATTCTGCAGAATTATTAGCAAATCCATTGGCAACTCCAATTAATCACACAACAGGAAATATTGTAGACGGTTGGAATATGGATAACTCTTGGAGTTTAACAGCTGATTTTTATAATACATTATTTTTAGGTGGTGGTTTTGAAGAAAAAAATCCTTCTACAGGTGTTAGTCAATTTGACAAAATATCTCAAAATATAAATTTTCAAAATGACGGTGTTTATAGAATAAAATTTAAAGTAGAAAATTATGTGCAAGGTGTTTTAAGATTACAATTAATAGCTTCAAATAAATTTGCTAGAAAAGATATTAACGCTAACGGAGAATATAACTTTACTCTCAAATTAGATACTGTAAATGGAGGAGGTCAAAATAATTTATATAGTAATGGAACTACATTTAGTTTTCAATCCTTGTCTAGCTCGTTTAATTGGAAAGGGCAAATATCAAACTTTAGTTGTCAAGAAATAGTAGACTCTAAAAAATCTATTAAATCTCAAAGAAATTATCAAATAGGTGTAGTTTATGCGGATGAATTTGGTAGACAAACTCCAGTGTTAACAGATGAAACAGCATCGTTAAAAGTTCCTAAATCAGAAAGTGTAAATGCAAACTCTATAAAAGTAAAACTGCAAAATAATCCACCTGTTTTTGCTTATTCATTTAAATTTTTTGTAAAAGAAACTTCTTCTGAATATTACAATTTAGCTATGGATAGAATATATAATTCTATTGATGGCAATGTTTGGATTTCTTTTCCATCTTCTGAAAGAAACAAAGTTGATGAAGAAACTTATTTAGTTTTAAAGAAACAAATAGAGGGGCCAGCTGTATTACAAGAATCTGCTACATATAAAATTCTTGCAATAGAAAATGAAGCGCCTGAATACATAAGATTAACTAGAAACTCTCTTGGTAGTGGTGTTGGTTTAAATGCTTCTGCTGGTATTAACACTTTATTTGGAGACACTAATTATAGACCTACAGACGATCAAACTGTTTTAGCTATTAAAAAAGATATATGGATAGACAATGATGATGGCGCACCATTAGACGATTTAAGTAATTTAGTTTTAAGATTCAAAGATGGTACTAGTCTATCAAGTTATTATAAAGTAGATTTGTTATCTGTTAAAGATATAAATGGTACTGACTATTATATGTTTCACTTAAACACTCCTATAAGTGATTACGACGCTTCTTGGATAATGAGTGGTACAAACTTAAACACTGGTGTTAGCCTTATTGTTTCAGAGGAAAAAGACGAGGCAAGACCAGAATTTAATGGTAAGTTTTTTGTTAAACTACTGCTTGATGATAACTTAAGGAATTTTGTATTATCACAAGCTGCTTTATCAGAAAGTAATGTTGGTATTGTTGCTAGAACTGAAGCTTGGTATGCGTCTGATGATGGTATTGTTGGTAATAATTCTGGAACAGCAACAAGATATCAAAAGTTAGACGAAAATATTTTAGTACAAACAACTGTAACTAGTGACGCTCCTTTTAACGGTGGTACTACCCCTAATTACGAGATTTCTGGAGAAAGTTCATATTCTCCGGCTAGAGGAACTACATATTTAGACGGTAGTAATCGTTATATGAGACTTTCTGAAGAAGCTGTTTTAAAATGGAATAGAATACTTAAGTTTAAACTTTACGCAAACACACAAATAAACCCTTTAAACGACGATAATAACAGCACGAGAAAAAACTTTTTTATAGATAATGTTTCTTATATAGGTATACAACCTTTAAACCAAGATTTACCAGCAAACGGTACGTTTAAAGCTTCTGGTTATTGGGATCACAAAAATAACAAAGCAGTAAAAACATCAGGTAGATTTGGTAGAGGTATTTTTGAGGCTGATGGTAGTGAAAAAAAGTTTGATGGAGTTACAACTGATACTTGGTTTACCCCTGGTAAATATTATATGGAACTTTCTTATTCTAAAATTTGGGCAGAAAGTAATTTAAAAGATATTGATGGTAGTAATATTGATACAGCCTCTTCTTGGTCAGATGCCTGGTCTGTTGGTAGTCCAAATAATTCAAATCACATTAACGAGCAAGAGTTTGTTAAGAAATTAAAAGTAGGTAGTAAGTTTAGATTTAGCGGTGATACTAGTGAAAAGGTTTACACTATAACAAAAATAAGAAAAGAAAGAAGATGGAATCACACCGCTTATCCTTTTGCTCTTGATGCTAGTGGTAATGAGTTTATAGTTAGTAGAGAATCAGATGGTACATATGTAAGACCTAGTAATTTAAGTACTAACAACAGTTATTCTTTTAAAAATTCTCAATCGTTTGAAAACCAATCAGCTGGAACTAGACAGATTATAAATGAAACAGCCACACTTACCTTAAGAGGTGCGGATAGTATAAATAATGAAAAAGATAGATTTGGTCTTGCCACAAATAGAAGGTTAACATGGACTATAGAATTAGATGATGCGCCTGGTTTTAATAGTAATTACGACCCTTTAAATAGAACTTCTGGAACAAGTAGTACTTTAATGGACGAAGATACTCCGCAGTTTATAGAGTTTGTAGAACCATCATTAAATGATGAGCGTCAGTTGCCTTCTAATGAACCAGCTATATTTGAAACACAACCAAAGACTAATGAAGGTTTAGATATTTATTACGAAGCGAGTGACTTTATAAGTGTTGGTAATCATACAGTGTTTCATGAGCTACCTTGGTTTAACTGCTATAGTTTTGGTAATGGTGTAGAGTCTAATAGAATAAAAGATGATTTTAACCAAGTTGTTATTGATAAAAATCCTAGAGCTTCTACAACTTTACAAGGTGAATATGAAGAAGAAAGAAGAAAATATGGTTTAATATACTCTGGTTTATATAACTCTACAAGTGGTATTAACGAGACAAATCAATTTATTGCTGCTGAAAAAATTACTAAAGATGTAAACCCAGAATATGGTAGTATACAAAAATTACATACTAGAAACTCTGATTTATTAACGCTATGTGAAGATAAAGTGTTAAGTATACAAGCTAATAAAGACGCTTTGTTTAACGCCGATGGCAATGTAAATGTAACTGCTAGTTCAAATGTACTTGGCCAAACAATACCTTTCGCTGGTGATTATGGTATATCAAAAAATCCAGAGTCATTTGTTACTCAAAACTACAGGGCTTATTTTACAGATAAACAAAGAGGTGCAGTATTAAGATTATCAATGGATGGTTTAACAGATATATCTGATGCTGGTATGGGTACTTGGTTTGAAGATAATTTAAAATCCTCTACAACTATACTTGGAACTTATGATAACGATAAAAAAGAATATAATGTAACTTTAAAAGGAAGTTCAAATTATACTGTTAGTTATAAAGAAAATGTAAAAGGTTGGACAAGTTTTAAATCGTTTATACCAGAACAAGGTTTAAGTATAGCTAACAACTATTATACAATAGCTCCTGAAAGTGGTAATTTAAAAATATGGTGGCATCATAACAATACTACATATAATAATTTTTATGGAACACAATATTATTCCGATGTTACTTTTGTATTTAATCAAGAACCAAGTACAATAAAAACTTTTAAAACATTAAACTATGAAGGTACGCAGGCTAAAGTTGATCAAAATACAAACACTGATGAAGGTGAATATTATAACTTAACAGCTAAAACAGGTTGGTATACAGAAGATATAACAACTGACAAGCAAAGTGGTAGTTTAAATGAGTTTATAGAAAAAGAAGGTAAATGGTTTAATTATATAAAAGGTGATACAACTACATTAAGCAACTTAGACACAGGTGAATTTAATGTTCAAGGTTTAGGAACTATATCATCTCACACAACAGCAAACTAATATGGCATTATCAATAAATTTAAATAGTACTGTAACCGTAGATGCTAATCATACTGTATCTATATCTGCTGGTGCTGGTGTTACGGCAAGCACGACAACAACAAATTATGCGTCTAATACAAACTACATATTAACGCCTGATAGTGGTGTTGAAGCAACTATTGCTACAATAACATTTACAGCCTCAAGTGGTTATTATTATTTTAAAGAGCCAAAGTATAATATTAGAACTGCTTATTCTTCTGCTTATAACATAACAGAGACTATAACTAGAGATTCTAATAACAGAATAACTTCTAAAGTATTTGTTATAAAATATACAAATACTGTAAATTCTTTTGGAGATACTATAATATTTAGTCATGCTACAAAAGCTTTGCCAGCTACTACCAACGTGCATAATAATAATCTTATAGAAATAAAATCTTTTGAACTTGATACTAGTGATATAGCCTCGAATGGAACTACTAGAAATTTTATTGTAAAAGGAGATGCTACGGCAAAGTTTAGTTTAAAAATAACAAAAGATAATCCTAGTGGTTCTGATACTACTTATGATTTTACTACAAATACATTTACCGCTTCAGTTACAGAACTAACAGATCAAGAAATAGATGCTACTGGTGAGTTTATAGGATTTATTACTTTTCCAAATATAAGTGTTGATGATACTTATACGGTAGAATTGACACCGACGCTGTCTAAAGGTACTACTTTAAATAGCAGTATACAAGACAGTACAAATGAAAATTTATATACTTTAACTATAAATCAATATAAACTTATAACAATAACAATATCGTTATCGTCTACATCATACTCAGGTTCTTATAATACGCTGCCTAGTAATATAACTATAACTGGTGAAAGAAACTCTACTGAAAGATTAGTTACAAGCTTTTCTTATGACTTGTCGCTTTCGGCAAACTCATTTACATTTGCTAGAGGTTATGGGGCTAATGTAGCTGGCATGCATCCTTTAGATATTAGATCAAGTATTGTAAAAATTAAAAATGGCGACCAAACAGCTAGTACCACTGTTGCTTTTGACGATGTAACTAGTTTAGTTCCTGGCATGACTATGACTGGGACTGGTGTAACAGGTAGTCCAAGAATAGTCTCTGTAGATTCATCTGCAAATACTATAGTTGTTGACGTTACACAAAATGCGGTTGGTGATGGAGGTATGGCAGATGATGCAAGTATCACGTTTACTTACGGTGGGTCTGGAACTAGTAAATTAATTAGCGGTTGTGAGTTTGAGTTATTAGGTATAGACGAAGTAACTACTGGTTATTTATTAAATGCAGTAACTTTACAAGATGTTACAACGTTAGTTAATGGCGCCGTGAGTGGTAGTGCAATTGTAAATGTTGATAGCGCGGCTGGTATAAAAGCGGCTTCAACAACTTTTGTTAGTGGTAGAGGTATAAATGCTGCGGTAGTAGCTCCTCACGTAGATAATGTTAATGTGAATCAATTGACATTAAGCGCAGTTCAAACGTTAGACGACAACACGCCACTTACATTTACAGGTAGTAGTAGAAATGCAACATTAGCTTTTGATCTTGCTATAACTAATTTTGGAACACAAGATCATACACTAACAATTAATTTAGATAGTATTTTAACAATATCATAACATGGCAACAATAGATATAACAATAGGTAACGATTTAAATGACTCACTAAGCATTGGAGACACCACGTATCATGTTCGTTTAACTTCTTCTGGAGGTTTTTCAACTGATTTGTCTAGCATCGTTGAACTTGGTGATGTAACTGCTATAAATACATCTACGAATACAATTACCGTTGATGTTGGTTCTACAGTTATTTCTACTAATGCCTTAAACAATTATATGCTGTTATTTTCTAAAGATGCGGCTGTTAATACATCTGGCTTAACAGGTTACTATGCTAGCGTTAAAATGAAAAATAATTCAACTACAGAGTCTGAGCTTTTTGCAGTTAGCTCTGAAGTTGTTCAAAGTAGTAAATAATACACAAAAAGTGTAATTATAAATAAATAAATAAAGAATTATGAACTTTAAAAATCAAAATAACTAATGGCTTGGTGGATACCACTTGCCTCAGCTGCTGTTGGGGCTATATCTTCTGCTAGACAAGGAAGGGCAAATAGACAAGTAGCGCGTGAGCAACAACAGCAAGCATTAGAACTTCAAAGAGAACAAGCGGCTTTGTTGGAGCAGCAAAAACAAGAATATAGAGCTCTTCAATTTAGAAATCCTTTTGCAGAAAATGTTTTTGAAGATTTGACTGTAAGTCAAAGAGCCGCTGAGTTTCAAGCTCAACAAGGGTTACAGCAAAGAGCTGATATATTGCAAGGGCTTAGAGCTGCAGCTGGTACTAGCGGTATAGCTGGTTTGGCTCAAACATTAGCTAATCAAGGGCAATTGCAAGCGCAGGCAATATCAGCTGGTATAGCTGAACAAGAAAGGGCTAATCAAGCGGCTAGAGCACAAGGGCAATTACAAGTGCAAGCAGGACAGCAAATGGTTCAACAATTTGAAGCTGATAGACAAGCGACTTTACTTGGTATGCAACTTGGTCAAACTACAGGCGCTAATTTAGGTGTTAGAGCAGCGCAACAAAATCTTATGGGTGCAAATTTAGCTGCTGCGCAAGGTAGAAGACAAGCTATGAGCACTTTAACACAAACTCTTTTAAACCCAAGTGTAATGAGTGGTTTGCAAGGTTTATTTGGACCTAAAGGAGGAGGTGATAACGATTAATAAAATATAAAATATGGCAGTAAATCAAAAATTAATAGAAGCATCGTTTAGAGAGGCAGAGTCAAGGGTACCATTATCTACCACTGATTACAATATCGCCATGACACAAGCTAAAACTGGTGTTATGACAGATATTGTTAATGCTTACAATCAGTATGAGTCTGGTAAGCAAAAAGCTTTTGACGATATTGCTGGTAATGTAGAAGATATGATGAGAAAGCTTGCTTCTGGAAGTGAGCAGTTAGGCGGTATGCATCAAGCAAACGTGCAAAGACTAAAGCAATTACAGCAAGAGTTTAATTCTGTTTACGGTAACAAAGAAAAAGAAGATGAAATTAAATTTAAAATTGAACAACTTGCATCTGAAATAAACTCTGTAGCAGCTGGTTTTGGTAAGTTTGGTCAAGCGTATATTGACGGTACTATAAATGTAAAAACTACAGACCCTAATTTTTATGATGTTTTTGGTAAAGTTTGGGATAAAGATGGTAAATATGACGATGTTCAGTTTAGTTGGGATGATAATAATAAACTAAGTGTTACCGTAGGTGGTGAAACGCAAAAAATAAGTGATTTATTTAACAAATTAGTTACTAAAGATGATGCTCCTGCTATTGGGTTAGGTAATCAAGGTTTAAGTTCTATGAAGCTTGGTGCTACAAAAGGTAGTACTTTTAATGAAACTGATGCTACAAGAAATGTTGAATCTTTAATTAATACTCCTGAAAAGTTTGCAAACCTTACATCATCAGACACTTTTGGTGATATTTCGTATAGAGAAGCTTTATTAACAAATCCTAATATACACAAAGTTTTGCAAACTTTAAATAAAGATAAATATGATATTGATGGTAGCGGTACTGTAGACGAAAATGATTTTAATACACCCAAAAATATAGCTGTACTATACGATGCGCTAACAGACATACATGATAAAAATTTTGATTTTGAAGTTGCTAAAAAAGTTGCGTCGTCTTGGTATACCGATGGTTATCTAAGATCAAAGTTTAATGAAGGCAGAAAAATGCTTCAAGAAAAAGAA